TTTTTAATACCTTGGTTGGTGTTAATCTCAATGTTGTTGCCTTGCTGAACAATATCTAAGTTAAATGCCTTCTGAACGTTGGAAATCCAATCAGATACCTTGGTTTCAGTGTTAGTGAACTCAAATAGATTAAGATTAGTTGGGAATTCTGTCTGAGAATAATATGACCAGCCATCATCACTACGCAATAACTCTTCAGAACGCTCTGAAACAGCTTCAATAGTCAAGCTGCAATTAGCTGATGTGGAATATTTCTGTCCATCATAATCCCTTTGAATTGCACATAACTCCAATACGTCATTCCTATTTAAATAAACACAGCAAGAAATAGTGCCATTCATTGAATTAGAATTTACATTTAACGTAGCATTTGGCGCATTCTTGTATGTGTTCTTGCAATAGTTGGTATCTACGATTTCAGACCCAGAATTATGAAGCTCCAAACCATCAACGTTGGACATAACCTTGTTAACAGTGGTTGAAAGGTTGCTCCAAGACCTGCCATTACGCATTACACTAGCAACACCATCGCTCATGGTCGAGAATCCACATATGAATGCCGTTGAAACAGCTTGGTCGTAAGGCATAACCTTACCATCCTTGTACATAAAACCATATGAGTTGTATTTAGTTGCACCTTCTTGACCACTACTACTACCGCCACCACCAGGACCAAAAGTACCATTATCTGCACTGCTTCCACCACCACCATTATGGAACGTACCACTTCTGCGGCTAGCACTTGATGATGATGACTCAATGTATGCATTTGTTGCAATCTGAGTTGATGTTTTAAGTTCACCAATTTCAGTTGGCGAATTAGAACCATACAGAGCTTGATGAGGGAAGTTCGTTAACCATTCAACCTTGTTTGAATATGTTGCTGATGTATATGAGCCACCTTCATAATGATATACGTCTTCATTTGGGTCACCAGTGAAATAAATAACGTTTTTCTTGCCCTTAATAAGTTCAATATTTTCATCGTAATTACGAATTAGCTGAATCTCCAATGGTGTGAAATAACCTCCCTTAAATGAGCTGAAAGAACAAGGTAATGTCTTGTCATATTTTGCAAATTCAAAGCCTTCATAGAAGTTTGTATACCACATTGGTGCTGTGATGGTAGAACCAGCGTTATACAATCTAGCATTGCAAGTCAAATTTATTTTATACCAACCATCAGTTGGAATAACAATCAAATGCTCATTGGGGTCAAGCAAGTATGTATCGCTTGATAGATTTACTGTCACAGCAGAGTTGTTTGTGGAATCTAGCATGTTCCACATCATTATTGTATCTAGATTATACTTAGCATCAACGGTTCCAGTGGGACGGTTGCCAGGACCACAACGCTCATATGGAAATTTAAGGGTTTGAGCAAGACCACCAGTTGAATTGGTATGAACGTATTCAGTTCTTCCTCTTGAGAATACACCTCCACCTCCATTAGTTCCTTCATTTCTTGAACCATAGTTATTCCAAGTCACATTCAATGACAACTTTCCAAACTTTGGATTACCCAAGTTATATGTTGGAACTTGTTCTTGTGCAAGATTGCAACTTGAAAATATATCTTTTATGAATGGGTCTGAGAATACACTTCCTCCAACCCTATAACCCTTGTTTTCAAAACATTTTCGCATTGTTTCCACTAGGTTAAGCGAAGGATAGAAGCTTTCAATCCACCATTTGTTGTACTTATCGATGGATGATTTTGGAGTGTAATCTGCACCAACACTGTCTGCCCTTACATAGTTCTTCTGAAACACTCCATACGATATCAATGGAAAGAAATACTTTGAATTCATATCCGCATTGACTTCGTTAATGGTTGGTGCTCCAGAGAAAGGAACATCCCAATGCATGTCTGTAAGTTTATCTTCACCAAAAATCTCTTCTAGTGTATTGACTTTTATATTAACCAAGTTGCAAGTATATTTCTTTTCCTTTGCTGAATACTTTTGGATTGTAAGCGAACCATTAAATAACAAGTTTCCATCAACATATAACTTTGCCTTATATCTAGCATGAAATTTATTCAACTTTGACAAGTTGTTTGCATAATCCAATATCTTGTCATTTTGTGGTGTTGATGGTATATCAAACGAGTACGAATACTCAGCTTGAGTCGTTGTGGTCTTCGTAGGATTGAAGATTACGTTGTTAATCCTCAAATTAAGTCCACTCTGAGACTCAAGCTCAATTAACTCGTCATTTATATATATTTCTAAATAATGTTGGTTTGAAATCATTTTTTTTTTTAACTTAAATCTGAATATTCGTAAGTAAATGTTGCTGTATATATATCATTATAGTTCTGGTCTTCAACAACTTCCAAGTCTTTTGGAATGATGTAATGGCAATTTCCATTCACATAAGTCCATATCTTCTTACTCCTTGCTAGTGAGTTGAAGATATGCTTTCCTTTCTTTTCCATCAGGTGTGACTTCACTTTTACACTCTTTTTAATATTTGAAGAATATATCTTCTTGCGCTCAAAGGTATCACCACTGTCTGTGTCATAATAGTAATAATCGAAGATGTTCTTCTCATATGTCTCGATTTCAATTGAATCTGATTCACTAGTTGTGTTCGTAAAGTCAAAGAAGCTGATTCCACCATACTCATTGCGCCAGAATATGCGCTGCCATCCCTCTGCTGAATTCAATGGTCTTATGATTTGGAATCTTATTCTATTAGTTTCACTGCTACCAACTTGAATATCCAAATAAGCAGCATTGGTAAACCATCTATCAACTGGTATCGAATACTGCAAATCTTTAATGATTGGTTTTGATGTTGGTGTCTTAACCATATCTTGTCTTGTCTCCAACACATTCATTGCACTGTCATATATCGTATAATTGACTGAGAAACCATATGCAATGTTACCACCAGCAAGTACTGAATAATGAACTGTCCTATCCATTGTATAATTCAATCCACCTCTGTCATATACCTTGTTATTGCTAAGTATTGTCAAACTAGTTGGTAAATATTTCTCACTCTGGTTTGCTAAGTATCCATAAGTTGTATAACCACTGACTTCACCTAATGACGTATAATCACCATTGTACGCCAATTTATTGACTTTTAATGTATAAGGCACTATCTCTTGGTTGTCCTTCTTTGGCTCTGTCAACGTTGCAAGAACTGGTGTTACATCAAACCCACACTCATTGCCATAGAAGTTCTTCTCTAGTGTTGTAATGTAATTGTCATTATTATATACTTCAACCTCAATCTTGGAATTGAAGAAGTTTGAACCACCCTCATCAGCACTACCATCATCCAATAAAGTTATTGTCATGTAATTATTTGGGATGTTCTTGTCGAGGTTGCTAGTGAAATTCTTCTTACCAATAACTTTCGCTGTTATATATACGGTATCTCCAGTGGTGGATGTCGTTCCAGTGGTAATGGTATACTCAGCAGCAATGCTTCCACAACTCCTTAACGCCCTTGCAATTGACATTGCTGTACTAGCAACGCTATTGCTCACATAGAACTTCTTGTTCTTGGCATCTTGAGGCGATAGAACATTCGTAATGGTTTCACCAAATAGCGTAAAGTAATACTGGCTATCAGCAGTTATTGCCCAAGGACTATGAATTATTAAGGACAAAGTACCCTTTGTGCCAGAAATATCTTCATAGACAGAAAGTATGTTTGGAACTTCACTAAAGGTAACTATACCTTCATCTCTTGTTTGACCATTATATAATATTTCCATTATGTATTAAAAAATTTATCTAATTGTTCTATTATAATTTTAAATAATCTATCACTCCATTCGCCTTCCCAAGCTCTATCAAGCTCTTCAAAAACCTTTGCCATTATGGGTCTTGCTTGGATTCCATCCCTTGATATTGCCCTACGAATGAGATATATAGTTGAATTGTCAGTTGGTATGCCATGCTTCCTTGCCCATCGTACAATCGGCTCTACTGGTGGCATTTTAGCACCTTTTCTACGACCACTTTCAATATACGTTATGTAGTCATTGAGCATAATGTCAAACACCAAATCTCCATCAGAGGTTGAAATGACAGATAATTGCTTGTATATGTCAGAATTGGAAAGAGTGTTACCACCAGTTTTTGAGTTAATACCAACATTGGATTCCATGACCATTCGTACAATCTTTGCAATGTCTTTTCCAAACTCATACATTATCCTCGTTAACATTGTCTGTTCTTAGGAAGTTTAATTGGGTTTATTGTCAAATCTCCAACTTCAGTTGTTGGAACATCAATCTCATGGTCTTCGTCCTCTTCATGTGGTTCATCATCGAAGTTATCATCAAGCGTACATAGATTGACTGGATTGGGCATTTCCAGCGTCAAGGAGAGCTTAACACCAGCTGATTGGTCATCTGTATACCTTGCAAGCGTTAAGATGCTGTAATCGTAAATTGAAAGCACTCCATCATATTCATCTGATGCATCAATCTTTGCCATGATGTCACATGCAATTGTATATGCATTGTTCTGGACATCTAGTATTGTATTTCCACTCGTACCATCTGCAAAACCCAAAATGTAGATTTCAAATCTTGCTTTGAATATATTTGTGGTTATATTCAACTCATGCAGCGATATATCGTCAACATAAACTTGGTAAGTCTTATGGTTGTTCTGCTGGTTGTTTAAATCATCACCTTGGTAACGAAAAGTGTACACACCCTTATGGCGAAGCGATATATTCTTTAATATGTCAATTACGTCCTTAATCATAATTTGTTTATCTTAAACATAAAAAAATAGCGAAGTAGATAACTACCTACCTCGCTTTGCTTTCCTAAGCTGTTCTTGAAACGCATCTTCCTCTCTATCAGCATCGTTTTTCTCTATCATATATGAGAGATATTGCAAGTAGTCACTCAGATAGAGTTGATAGATTTCTCCAATTTTTTCAATTTTCTCATCTGCAATTTCATATAAAGTTTTGATACTTCCCCATTTTTGTGCAAAGTCTCTATACGCTTTCGAGTGAGGTTTAGAGCTTCCTTTACCGTCATATACAATTGGGTATGTTCGTTTAATACTATCCATAAGTTTAAAAAAAAACTTATCACCTTCATACATTCAAGCATTGGAGCATTCTCAAATATCTCTAGTCTTGATGGCAATACCTCATTCTCAAACTTAGAATCATAAACTTCTCCTTCTTTTCTGCATAATATCGCTAAAATTGCAGCATAATTGTGTGGGTCTGACTTTATGGTTGTGTCCACTGAAATATATTCACCAGTCTTCAACTTCTCTTGAATGTTAACTTGATACTTCTCACCATTAATAATTATGTATGGTGATGCTTCTCCATACTTTGGTGACTCTGTAAGCCACTGGAGACTTTTCATTAATCTCTCAGCAAACTCTATGGGCAATGCGTTCACTTCATCGATACTCTTTCCACAGAGAATGTGCATGACTTCTCTTATATCAAATTCTTTCTCTTTGTTCGAATAGTATTTTTCAATCTCTTGAAACGTCTTTAATGATAGTTCATCCCATGAACGAGGACAATTCCAAGTCCCGTAATCTATATTTTCCATTATGCGAATAATTTTATGTTTGAATTTACGAAATTAAGGTTTGGTTTGCCACTATATTTGAAATCTTCCTTACATTGAAGACATATTCCAAGACTTGTGACAGTATCGTCATGATAACCATCCCTTGCTGCATATGTAATGTTACCACCCTTCGTCAATTTGAAGGTAAATGTGCTCAATTCTGAGTATAATAGCTTGTTTTCTTCCTCAAAATGTATGTCATTATTTGCAATATCAACAGCTATTAACGATATATACTGCTTTTTGGTCTCATTTGTCGTTGTAAATGTGTAAAAATTTGATTTTCTAACCAATTGTTTCTTGATTTCATTTGCCATGACTTCACCAATTGAGTTATTTTCAATATATGTTGAAATTGGATTGTATTTATTCACCAATTTCGCAATTTGAGCGTATTTTGAATCTAGTGAACCATCAATTTTGTGCTGTCTTACTTCATTTTTCTCATTTACCACAGTTAAGATGGTGTTATCTTCACCAACTGAAGATGGGTCAATGCCAATCCAACACTTTCCACCACTGTAATTACCATCAAAACAGCTCTCAAAGTTAGGAAATACCGTCAATGCGTTATCCAAGAACTGGACTTCAAACTCTTGTGCGAATGCTAATGGTGGATAACCCTTCTTTAATTCTTCAATTTCTTTATTTGAAATTAAATCATCATCATATATTGTTGCAGTTATCTCATAATATCCTTTCTCTCCATTAAATGCTTTGAGATAAAGGTCATAATAACATCCAGTACGACCATTTGGCGTTGATATAACCAATACTTTTGGCTTTCTAGCTTTGATGATTGGGAATATGACGTTATAGTAAGGGTCTTCACCACTAGGGAGTTGTATGGGAAAGAATGCAGCCTCATCAAGCACAAGAAGTCCACTAACTGTATTACCTCTGATTGATGTTGGCGATTCCATTGAAAAGAATTTCAGAGCTGAATCATAGATTGTTTCAATCTTCAAATCAGAAGCATTTGCTTTCTTGATGATACCAGTTGGTTCAAGCAGTTGAACAAGCTCCGCAAATACCTTCTTACCTTGTGCGAATGTTGGTGATATATAAGCGTTGAATGTGTTTGGTTTGCATAAATACTCAATTAACATAATCTCAGCAAATATGGTTTTGCCACACTGACGAGACCAGCGAGCAATAAGAAACCTACATTCTTTTTTATGAATTATATCATAAGCTTCCTTTTGCTTTTTTGTTAATTTAATATCTATATTAATCTTCATTTATCTCTTCATATTCTTGCTCATTATCATTAAAACCAAACTTAATAACCACTTCACCATTGTTTGAATTAATTTCAATCTTGTTCTTTTCCTTGTCAGTGCCTAAGAATGTCTTTGCCATTGAATCAAGAATTCCCCTTGCATTGAAGATGTCACCTTTCTTAATGGCAGTCTCCAACAAAGATTCATAGCGATTATAAAAGATGTCCTTTAATCTTGCATGTTCAACGTCTGTGTTATAATGCATCCTATCCAATGCACAATTGTAATACTCATTTGCTGTGCGATATGTCATTCCCCTTTTCTGGGGTTCATACAGCCCCTTCATCAGCTTCTGTGTAATATCACTTCTGGCAACTCCATTGCATATATCCACATATACTTCATCCAAGACATCATCAGCGTTATTGAACAACGCTGACTGGGCTCTTTCAGCAAATGTATGACCTCGTTTATAACGTTTAACCTTCGATGGCAAAAGATGGTCTTCATTTAATTTCGTTACCTTCTGACCATTTCTTTCAATTGGCTTAATCTCATACACATGGTCTTCACTTAACTTTTGCCCCATTTTTAGCCTTTTTAACAGCTTTATTTTCACCTTCCTTCATAGTTGATGGCTGAGCCTCTGAAACGCTCTTAGAAGGCTGGATTTCATCCTCTATCGCTTTTATTTCATTGGTAAGTTCAGTTGCAGTCAAACCACTTACTTCCATCTGCTTTTTGAAACTGTTGAGAGCTTGTTCAAGTTCATTAACTCGTTGGCGCAAGCATGACCCACAATTCGTTGGATTAACTGATTTATGTAGCACTCTGTTATAGACTTCAGTTAGTTGAGTTCCATCACAATAGAAACCTTTGTTCTTAATTTCAATAAACTTCTCTACTAATTTAACATCATCATTTGTAAATGTGTAATTCATTTGTCTTTATATTTTAATTGTTTTATTTTTTTGGTCTACCTTCATTGCAATTGCGTTTAAGATTGCAAGTATAATACCACCAATTCCCAAATATAAACATTGAAAACTGAGCAAAAATGTTGTATATATGGTGATTAGAGTCCAGAATGTGCAGCATAGCCTGCATGAAAATGGCTTGTAGTTTAACCATGAAGGCATTCCCTTAACTTCAACAAAGTAATACACTTCATGGCTCACCACAAAGAATATAAAAAAAATTGTTATGATTTCAATTAATGTTCCCATAGTTTAAATTAAATTTCCATAGATTTCATTGAAAGCTTTCTTTATTTGCTCTTTTGTGACGTTTTCCTTAACCCAATGCATTACGTCTATTACTTTCTTTCTACTTGCTTTTACTTTGGTTTGCTCAGCTAGTTTCTTGAACGTCATATCTGGTGTTAATACTTTCACCCTAAACAAATAGAAATGCTCACTGTCAAAATTATTTTCAACTTGCAACATAATGTATAACGTTGCAAAATCCTTGTATAAGTCGTTTATAAGCTTCTCTCTAGCTGTTGAGTTATGGTTGTTGTACCAGACTTCATAGAGTTCATTGATGTTATCGCTGTTTATGTTAAAGTCTCTGTTTTTAGTACGGCAATATACTTTTTCTAACAATGTGTTGTTTTTGAATGATTTGAAAAAGTAGCTTTCTATCCCATATGATGTTGTGTCTTTCAGTTTTCCAACCTTTTCAATCCTCTGGTAGCATTTCAGTATGGTGTCTTGAAATACATCTTCACTCCAATCATAATCTTTCTCCTGGCAGAACTTGAAGTATTTGTTCTTCAATTCTGAGTAATGGTCATTTATATAATTTATGAATAAGTCTTTGTCATGCATTAGGCTAATTTCGTTTTATATTAATAAATATCATGAAAAGTTCAAAAGTTCAAAAAAAATGAAAAAAATTTTTTTTAAATGCGTACAAAAATGAGACATTGTGTTTTTTATGTCTTTCAAAACCATTTAAACAAAGGGCTTCTAGTGTTTTTTCAGGGCATCTACTTCTGCGATACCATTATATATAAAAAATAGCCATTTTAAAGGGAAAATTAAATAATTGTTTGCGACAAATTCCCAATTTACGTTGTTGTATGTTGACATGTTCGTTTGGAGAAGGCTTGTGGAGTTAGTTGTTTGCCCAAATATTATGTGACATCAAGCAACGAGTAATTGACAGATGAAGAGATTGCTTCAATTGTTGATGATATGGTGATTTAAGCAGAAAAAAAAGGGTGGTATTATTTACCATCCCTTTTGTATTAGAGTATATTTATTGTTTTGTTTCTTATATATGAATGCATCTTTCAAATCAAGTCTTTGTGATTGTGTCATTTCGAACTGGTTATATCCTTGAGACCAATTTCTTCCTTTTTCGGGTTTATGTCTTCGTTTCAATTTTATTAGGTTGAATATGACCACATAATTATCATTCAGAAAGTTGATATACAGTGGAATTTTATTATCACAGAAATAATCCACATATAAGTCTGCAATTTTATGTCCTTCTGCATATAATGTATCAAATTTCCCAAGTGTTTGATACCTTCTTTTCAGTTCTATGTTCAAGAATTGGTTAGAGGTGGTAAGTCCAGTTGCATCAACATAATCACATTCTTTTGTTCTGCCATATTTTTTGATATGCATTTTGAAATTGCTGCATTCTATGAAGTCTTGCAATAATTCCCAGCAAGTTTGTTCGCTTACACTAAAGTCTTCTTCTCTTTTCATAGGCTTTAGAATGGCATTGGTTCATTTATTTTATCTTCTGGTATATTGCATCCAATTTTATCTACATCACCAATTACCGCTGTATTTCCTTCAATATGCATGCTTCTTGGTTTATTAAGGTCATAGACTTCATATCCGTTTGGAGTTACAGCTACTACGATGTAATGTCTATTTTTACCCTTTCCATTTTCCCTTGTTAATACGCTTATTGGTATTCTTACACAAAGGTCTTTCAAATCTTCTTCTGGTTTCTTGAAGATGTAATAGTGTGCTTTTGTTCTATCCTCTCTTGTGATAGTTGTTGTGATGACTTCTGCGCCATCTAGCAATGGATTGTCTCTTACAATCCTTTCAATAATATTGTCCATAATGTTTATGGTTTTTGTGTGTTATTATATGAAAATGGGTTTTGCCCATTGATGTTTTCTTAGTAGATTAAAAGTGGGTTCTGTCACCAGCTATCACAGCTATACAGAACCCTTTCATTTACCTATATTATATTATGAATTAAAACAAATATTTAAATTTCACAGCAAACTATCCAACAATTCTTTATAAGCTCGTCTCTCTAGGGCTGCTAATTTCTTTGGTTGTGACAACCACCGTCTATAGTTTGAAGCCCAAATAAGTCTACGTAGTTGCTCCACTTTAGCCTTGCGACTTCTTGGTATATACGTTACTTGTCTTTCATTACAGTCTACAGCATATTCAAAGCTTCCTTCTCTTTCCTTGCATTCGTCATTTGAACGCTTAGTTCTTTTTGCCTTTTCGGTATATATATCATCTAGTTCATCTTGAGAGAGTGGTTGATAAGAAAACCACCAGCCATTGAAGGTATTTCTGCGGCTACCATTTGCACAAATTGAAACTGTAGTTGAATTAGTATTTGCGTATGATGCTGCTTCTAAAACTGAGTTTGTTGTTGCGACTAGTTTTTTGTCTTTATAGACGTAAGTTTTAACAGTTCTTTTGGTCATTTTGTTGGTGATTCATTACCTTCTTTTATTAGTTTATCCCAGACATCCCAATTGATAGCGCCTTCTCCTCTTTTTTCAGCCTCTTGAAGTTCTTCTCTTGTCTGGTATAAGTCTGATTCGTTTGTTTCCCAAAGTTGATTTTTCTTTTGGAATTCTTCAAGTTCTATTGGAGCTAGTTTCCTGACGTTTTGAGAGCGTTTCTTCAATAGAGCTTGAAGGTTACTCATAATTTTCTTTTTCTCGTCTTGTAGAGACTTTTTTAAGATTTGGTCAATTTCCTTATATTTTTTCTTTCTAGCTTCTAGTTTAAGTTTTGATTGTTGTTCTTTTTTCTTCTTTTGTTGTTCTCTTGATTCTTGGAACATTCGTTGAAGTGATTCTTTTGTTCTTAATGCCATATTGGTTGTGTGTTTTCAGTGTTTAGGTCTCTTATTGCAAAGATATAGTTTTTTTTTGACAATTCCAAATAAATTGAAGAAAAAGTTTACATTCTTCCAACTCTTCTTAGATAACTCCCCAAGTCTTCTTCATCTGGAACATTTGTCTTTGGTTCATAACATTCTACGCTAAAAACTTTTGGTTTATTATCAACACCATCTTCAATTCCACATGCTGTTTTAAATTCTCTCTCCATTTCTTCTATTTCATCTTTTTTACTCTTATTATTTCTTTTTTCTTTTAATAACTCTTTTTCTCTTTTATTAAGAGGGACATTTTTGTCCAGTTTCGGAGTACTTTTCGAGTCATTTTTGTCTAAGTTAAGAGAGTAATAACAAACAGTTTTGTCTTTTTCTGATACCAAATCTTTCTTCAAAAGTCCTTTTTCTACCAATGAATTTGTGAGTCTCGTAATCTGTTTTGTTGACAATCCAAGTTTATCTGCAAGCATCTCTCTGTATATCTTGGTATGTCCTTCTTTCTTCAATGAGATTGTGTTGGCGATAACATAGAGTAGTCTGAACTCATTTCCTTCAGCAATTTCAACAGCTTCGTTCATAAATTTTAAATTAATCATAGTTGTGTTTGGTTTTAGTTAATTATTTCATCTTTTCAAGGGTTTTTTATGAAAACTAGGAGGGAAAACTAAAACCCTTGATGAAACCCTCCTAGTAGTTAAAAAGAATACTGTTGCAATCAGTACTCTATGAGCAAAGATATGGATAATATTTGACAATTCAAAATATTTCTCTCTCTTTTTTAAAATAAATATGGTGTAATCACAAAAAATTCATTTTTTTAGCAAAAAATTTGGAAATTAACATTTTTTTATATATCTTTGCATTGTAAGACAAAAAAACGGTTAACTAGTCTTACAATTACATCTGATGTTTGGGAGGGTGAGCATCTTTTTTTTAGCTTGATTCATTCGTTGTTCTTTTATGTCATAACTCACTCTCCCAATTTTAAATTAACTTAATTATTAACTAAAAACTGAGAAAAAATGGAAAACGTAAGAAAAAGAATTTCGATGCCGACACAGTTGGTATGTGCGTTGCCACCAGTAGCATGCAAGGTTATGCAATACATGTGTGGTTGGAGTGGTCAAGAGTTCATTAAACTGTATGTTCACCAAATGGCTAGAGCGATGAACTTGGTTGATGAAGAGGTTGAACTAGCAATTCAAACGCTAGCGAATGTAAATTTAATTGAAATCGGTAAGCAAGGCGATGTGTTTGTTGCGAAAATAAATGCAGACCAAGTGCAGAGGTATTTCGAGATACCGTTCCAGAAGATAATTGAGGCTGATGGAATTAAAAATGCAACCGAAATTACTTGGAACAAGGTAGAAGAGAAGAAACAATCTCCTTCAATTGATGATATGAGTGATGCTGACATGAAGCGAATGCTGCTTATGTTACAAGCAAGGCTCAATGAGCGAGAACAACTCAAGAGTAAGGTTGTAACGGCAGAACCTAATAAAGTAGATGATGGACTTCCTTGGTAATGCAGTACAAGAGATTTCAATATTGGGGTCGCAATGCTGATGGTAAAGTTGAAAAACTTTGGAGTGAGTGGTACGAGTATGAGAGTGACTTCAAGCCAAAGTATCAATTGGGAAAAGCATTGCTGAATGAATATAAAGAGAATTAGTTTCTCAGTTTTAGATTAAATATATATGCTAGGCGAGATGGAAGTATCTTGCACATGACCTAGGTCGGAGAAATACCGCACTTGGGTCATTTTTTTTGTTAAACCAGCTTTAACCCAGTGAACTAAAATGAGGTCTTTCGGTTAAAAACCCTTAAAATTAACTTAAAAATTTGGGTATCTCAATTTTTTTTCATATCTTTGCAATGTTCAGAAAAACACAAAATGGTTAAACTTCTTCACCAAAAGCAAGAAGTATAAATCAAATACAATATTATATGATTAAAAATTTAAATTCATTTAAGACAAATGTTGGTACAGAGTACAGCATTGACCTCCACACCCTTACAATGGGTATTAGTGATGAAGAAGTGATGTTTATCACAGTTACAAAAATTGATGCTGATGGCAAAGATTACACAGTGGTCTTCAATGGTTTGCCATATGGTAGTGGCAGCACAAAGCTCCTAAAAAAAGCATTTGACAAAGATGCTGAGGCAGCAAATTTATTCCTAGAGGCACTCAAGAAGAATGCAGTTGAAGAGGCTTGCAAATACTGGTGCTTTCAGAAAGATGAATGGGTTATGAACTTGGATGCAGGATTAAAGCCATTTATAAAGGGAATCTCTAGAAGAAAGTAACGAGAACACAAGGGGGTGGACTAACACTCCACTCCCATCATTTATAAATTTAAATAAAAGAAATATATGAAGAAAAGCACAAAAGATTTACTACTGACCGCCATTAAAGATTACATGAATGGCGCTCAAGAAGACTTGAATGAAGCCATAGCTATGGAAGACTATAGCACAGCGAGAGACAGAGCTGAAGATATAGCCGAGTATTGCAACTGCTTAGACCAATTTCAAGATGTTGAAGACATTGAGTCTATGAGTAATGAAGAGTTTTCAAGTTATTTCTCAACTTTCGAATCTTGGCAATATGTGAAAGAGTGCCTTAAAGAGCCTAATGATTGGGAAAGCGATATTCGATTACTAGCTGGACAAAATGGTCTAGAAGATGGCTATGATGAAGTAATCGCTCTAGTACAAGATTGATTTCATTCTTTCTGAATTCTTAACAATAATTTTTTAAATTAATAAAAATGTTTTATTTGTTCCATCACAGTCTGAGAAGATAGTGATGGATTTTTGTTTAAAGCCATTTTAAGGCTCATAGGCAGCGTTTCATGTGATGGGTGGGCAGTTGTCAAGGCGGCATAAAATAAATGGCTTAGAGAGCTTTAAAATAAGTTTTTCTCTCTAAGTCATTTTTGGGTTCATATCTCTCTTATGATAATAAGAGATATGGGGTTATACGACACTGTAGCCATGTTCCTTTAACCAATCAAGTTTCTCTTGAGTTGGTTTATTATACTTAAAAAATCTATCAGCATAGAACTTGATGAAGGTTTGGTAATCTCTGTCTGCTGTACCTCTTGCCATCTTATTGGTACACCACTCTTCCAAGGATTTGGTAACATAGTGCTTGATGTGTGCATTGGTATAATCAATGTTCTGCCAAGGTCTATTATCCACTTGCACACCATTTGCATTGCAGCATCTCAATGGTGTTGATGGGATGTGAGGATTGCCGTAAAAGACCACATTGATACCTCCTTTTACAATGCTCTTGATGTGTGCATTTTCTGGGAATTGGTACTGAACGCATAGATTCAATGGAAGTGGGTATGTAAACCTCTCCTTCAATGGTTTGGTATAATCTGCTTCAATCTGTTCACAATCACCATAGCAGAGCCAGTTGATTAAGACGCAATCAAAGTCTTGCTTGTCTTGCAAGAACTCATCAATTGTTTTATGGTTCTCAAGGTAAAGATGTTCATCAATATCGCAGAAGAAGAACCAATCATAGTCATTCTTATACTTCTCATAAATCTCGCTGTAACAGCGCATCTGATACCCTACCTTATCAACATACCCCTCATAGATTACAAAGCCTTCATAGGGCTTTAAAATACCCTTTACGTCCTCATTATCATCACTGTGGTTGTTATCGCAAAAGATGATGTTGGTAAATCCAAGAGATTTATAATGCTCAATAAATTCTGGCAAGTATCTTCCTTCCAATCTTGCCATTGTTACAACACAAGTTCTCATTTGTCAACACAATTTACTTATTTTATGTCAGTATATCTTTTTAAATTTCTATAAATCTGCTGGTTTGGATTTGGCATATTCAACTTTGGATTTTCTTGGCAACAAGAGCATCCACAAGAACAGCAATCTAACATTGGAAATACATTACTGTGTTCACATAGCCATTTCTTCAACTGGTCTTTCAATACTTCAACTTGATTCCTTAAATGCTGACTAATATATGTCATGTCCTTTAAATCCAAGCTATCTGAATTGTCTGATTTACCCTTTGTAACACCAACCTCAGAGATATGTGACCAGACCATTGGTAAAGCCTCATACACTGTTGCAAATGATAGATATTGCCACAAACCGCCTTCTGTCAATAGTGTTGCCACCTCTGGTGATACAGTATTGGTTTCAACTTGTTCCTCGATTAAATCGAAGAGTTCATATCCTATTAGAGGCTTTAGCCAAATCTTCTCAGCGACTGGAATATAGTTCTTAATTTCAGCCATGTTATAATTGACTGGAATTGGCGAAAATTTTTTGAAGTATGTTTCGTTTATAATCATTGTTTATTCCTCCACTTTTTCCTCTTCATTATTATTTCTCTCATCATCAGCAACATCCTTGACTGGTTCTGTTCTCTCTTCAACATTAGCATCATTGCCAAAGTCATTGAAAGACAAAGGCTTCATAACAACCTCAACATCAACACCATTCATCTTGAACATTTGGTTAAGAGTTCTGATGACAGTCATACGATTTGCATTGCCAGTCAACTTGTTATAAAGCTGATATGCTGTTTCAAGTTTATCAGCCTCACTTGCAAAACCAGTAGCACCGATGTCGGGCATTCCTACCAATGATGCATTTGGAATTTGGTGTGATGCAAGAATTCTGCTAACAGTTCTCTCATTTGCCGAAGCATATAGGTTAATGTTTCCAGCATTAGCTGTGAATGGAACGAATTCTGGCTTATTTTCATCCACATTATTTCTGAATGTCACCATTACTGAATTGGCATTCTCTGAACCTTGGAACATCTGGGTTACGTTCTTAATGATTGCTTGACGTTGTTCATCAGTTTCAACCTCGTTAAGCACCAACATACCGCTTGGAACGAAACCATTTACAGTTGTCTTAAGGTCATAGTTCACATATTCAATTTCTGACTGAATAGCTTTTATACCAGCTTGATAGTGTGGCTGAGTATAGTATGTCATTGCTGGAGAATACTGTCTGTAAACATACAAATATGGTTTTCCATTCTTTATTTGTTGGTCATCCCTCATATCGAAAGCATCGATTTGAAATGGTGGATATTCTCCAGTCATAGTCCAATCATTACATATCCAATATGAAGTAATCTGTCCATCTTCATCATACTCGCTCCAGCGAACTCTATCCAACGGCATATGCCAAAATGAGAAGGTCTTACCATCCTTGTTTCTAATTATCTGGATTGCATAGCTTCCATAGAGCATATAATCTAGCGAGATATTCTTGATGAGGTCATCCCAAGATTCTGCGTAGTTTGGAATTACTTGTGTGCCATCTACTTGCATTGCATCGTAATCCACACCATTACCTAGGATTGACTGAACACCAAAGTTAATACAAGCTCTATGTGTTGGTGATTGATTATAAAGGTCTAGCAACAAGTTTGGATAATTGTTACGAATTCCCCAATTAACCCACCCTAGAGCATTCTTGCGAGTGATTGCAGAACCTTCAATTTGTTTTTCTAGTGTAGTTAGGAATAAACCACCAGCGTTTTGTGGTATCTTTGGTTTATTCTTACTTCCGATAGGTCTACTCATAGTTTATTATAGATTTAAATAAATTAGTATATTTTAAACATAAAAAAAGATAGATTGTGGTAAATCTATCTTTTTTTAATTATATTATACTGAAGGACCAGCAATTAACTTATCTGTTGTATATCCAGTTGGAACAGTATAGAATACATCGTTTACAAGGTCATATGCTCCAACAGTGTTTTCACTATCTTTAATACAAGGCACAAGGTCTCTTACCAACGTTCCATTGTCATACACTTTGAATGAATACATCTTACCTTTAAAGTGTTCTTGACCCCAATAACTTGAAGATGATGGTCTGCCACTGCCTATGTAAGTGAAGACACCAATTGGGTCTGATGCAGTTCTTGTTGTGTATGTGTTTGAACCAACCAATATTTCATCAAGATATAAGTAATTCTTGTTCAAGTCTAACAAATGCTTATTGTAATCTGATGTTACATTGTTGAACTTTGTCCAAGATGTTTTACCTAACCAAGATATTTGCAAATATCCGTTTTCATAGTTTGGCTCTAAACCAGTTGCAGAGTTCCAAGCACCAGCACCCCATAAACGTCCAGCACCACTATCTGTAACCATTTGATATTGCATTACGACCCTTGTATCTTGGTTTGGAGTAAATGCAATATTAAGATATGATGTTCCTGTATTCTCAATGTATTCAACTTCTGTATATCCAACTGGAAGTCTTGAAGGATTATATACCCACTCATAACCACTCTGTGAATCACCGCTGAATACATACTTATCACCATCAATTGTTGCATTCATTCCAACCCAAGGGCATTCATAATCCTCTGCTTCAGTCATTGAAGAGAACGAAAGATTATTTGGAGGGTCTTGCTTTACAGGGTATTCCAATGGATATTCAGTTTGTCCACCACTATCTGATACAATATGATACGATGGTGTATATGAGTTTGTGTTATTGTAAGTGACGTTAAGGACTGAATCATATGCTGAAATCTCTTGTGCTCCAGTGACACCTTGGTTTTTAACAAACTTAATATCATTAACTAATTCATCATTGGCATTGTATACTTGTATATGGCTTAAATGGCATTTACTTTGTTTATTCATGCTACCAAGTGATGCTTGGTATAGCCCATTGTACCAACTTTTAGTTGATACAGATGTTGAACCATTTACAATTTCAGCACCAGTTTCTTCAAGTTTAACACTAACAGTACCATTTGTTAATATAACGTTGAATATTTGACTATTTTCATAGTTTCTTAGACTACTATTCTTCATTATACGCCAACTGTAGTCATTTGTAGCAACATCTGGAGCCGAAGTTGATGTTGGGTTATGGAAATCATAGTAGAAACCATTTGAGTAAAAATTAAACTCAATTGGTGTATGTTGATTCCATCTCCAGAATGAACCATAGTCTCCACCGTATGAGCCACTCAGATATGAGTTGAATACCATCTTATAACCTTCACCCCAATAATGACCAATATCGAAAGAAGCATTTTGATTGTTTGTACTAGGAGGGTCAATCCACACAGTGTCAATAGTTCCTCCACTCACTTCTCCAAGATTAACCCAAGAACCACCACTGTAGATATATTCATAGTTACCATCAACAGTAAGCTTCCCTTCATAGTATGTGATATTCCTACCACTACCATATACACCATATTCCTCATATTGGTTAAGGTTATTGAGCTTATACCATTTCTCATCAGCAAGGTTGAATACATCTTCAAACTCAGTATCCGAATATTGAGATATATCATTAACAACAGCATAACATGGTGTCTGTGCTGTAGGTGAGGTTGAACTAACCTTATAATAACAAACAGCATTATTACGGTAAACCTTGATGATGTTGTCATCACCAAAGTTCCAGTCATTTATGTTTGAATTATTGTATTTAATCATAATTTATTATGGTTTTTGACTTAATGGTTTAATTCTCGAACTATATTGTGACCAATCACTTGATTTATAAGCATCTACTGATGCATCTGGAACGTATATTGGATATGTACTAGTAAAGGTATAAATACCAGGTAATGAAGGTGGTGTTGTTGCTAATATTTCTGCATATTGCATATTACATCCACTAAAAGCATAAGCATCAATTTCAGTCACACTGCTTGGAATGGTAATCGAGGTTAATGAAGTACAGTTGTAGAAAGTATAGACTCCAATTTCTTTAATATTATCAGGTAATTTACAAGATACCAAAGAACTGCAACCACTGAATGCTTGTTCTCCTATGTACGTTATGTTATTTGGAATTGTAACTGCACTTAATGATGTACAATTACTGAACATACTGTTACCAATTTTAGTTGGGTGTGAACCAAATGTTACTTTCCTTAAACTTCCAACACCACTAAAGATGCCACTACCAACATCGCTTCCGCTATAGTCTAATGTTACTTCTGTAATATCTGATGCTCCAACGAAAACATAATTACCCATTGAAGTCACACTGCTTGGAATACTAACGCTTCTGAATCCACTAGTTATTGCAAATGCATAATTACCAATTGAAGTTACACTTCCAAAATCAATTGAACCAATGGTTGCCATATAGAATTTACCATTTGTATTTGAGCCACTACTTATACTACCACTTCCATTAAACTTTATAGAATTGATATGGGCATTTTGGAAACAGCTTGTACCATTAATTTGTACTCCGCTACCAAACTTTAGATTATTGATATAAGCATAAGCAAAAGCACTACCTCCACCTATTGTTAGATTAGTGGTTCTTGATAAATCGACATCTACCCAATTGCTTGCAGACTGAGCACTATAAACTTTTCCAAGGTTGATTGCAAACTGTGTTGCACCAATGGATTTCAAACCATTGCCGACTTTAAATTCCTTAACTCTTTTACAATCTCTGAATTGATAGTTACCACTAAGTCCAGTTACAGAGTCAGATATTGTGACTGATGTTAGATATGTCCATCCACTACAAGCGCCAGTTGAGATAACCTTACAGCAATCTCCAAACTTAATTTCAACTGGAGTCTGTGTTGATGTTGAACTTGTGAGTGAAGCAACGGTAATACCAGTACGAGTATTAGCAGTTGTTACTGTGTTTGATGAAGATGAGTTACAAGCAACAGTCACACCACTACCATTTCTACTAACCCTATACATTGCATAAGGCATTGCCTCTTGTTTACATTTGGTATTATCCTCACCATATATCAAGTTTGTATAGCCACTGAACTGAGACTGTGCAGCATAACTGTCATAACAGTCACAGTCTGGGATATATATCTTAATCAACGCTGTACATCCATTGAATGCATCTACCCCCAATGCTGGTGCTGTTTCTCTTTCGAAATGCACTTCTTCAAGGGCTGTATCCCTCAAGAATAAGTTGCTTGAAGAACCAGTCACACTTGAAGGTATGGTTGCTGCTGAAAGACTCGTACAATCAGCAAATGCACCACTGCCCAAATATGTAACTCCACTTGGTATTCCACTTACTTCTTTAAGTCCACTTAATCTGAATGCAGTTGCTTCAATTGTATCTAAGGTTGATGGAAATGTAATGCTTCTTAAGTTTGGAGTATCTCTGAATGCTTGAACTCCAATTTCAGTAATTCCTTCATTCAATGTAACTGAATTAAGATTTGTAGCACCACAGAATGCATTGTTATCAATCCTATTCACACAATCACTCACAACGGCACTTGTCATAGAACTCACTGGTGTTGTATGACTTGTTACTTCTGTCTGTGTAAGTGAGGTACTGCTATTACACTCAACCTTATACTCTGTGGTATCACTGTATTGAGCAACGAGCTTATACGATAATGTCTGAGGATATAACAAAGTGTCTCCAAGGTAAATTTTGCAATCGTCAGAACCTACCTTGAATGCACTTATATCCAAACTTCCTATTTTAATTGCCATTTATATAATCCTTTTTTTATATTGTATTTTGGCTTATATTCAAACCATTCATACAGTTTATTTGGTCTCGCTAATGTTGTATTAACATCATATGGCTTCTCATCTTGGTATACCACCTTGTCAAAGGTTGGGTTTATCAGTCCCTTCAATATGTCAATCAACTCATTCACTGTCGTTGATTCACCATAACCAATGTCAAACACCTCGTTCTTCCAATCCTTGTCAGATTCAAGTATAAGGCTTATTGCCTCTGTAATGTCTTCAATATAGGTGAAATCCCTTGATTGAGTGCCATCACCATAAACATATATTGGTGTGTTGGCTTTCATCGCCTTTATAAACTTACTGATTGCAAGGTCATCCCTTATCCCTTCTCCATAGACTGTAAAGAACCTCAATCCTGTGAACTTGGTATTTGATAGATTGGAATACATTGCAGCTTGCAACTCATTTGTTGCCTTTGAAACAGCATATGGGCTTTTCTGTGTGCCATCATCACCATATACACTTGATGATGATGCATAGATGAAATGCTTCACATTATGCTTTATTGCTGCCTTTGCAAGAACATCAAACCCAATGATATTGTTATGCAACACTTCTTCTGAATGTTCTACTGAATAACCAACACCAGCAATTGCTGCAAGATGTATTACAGCGTCAAAATGATAGAACTCAAACAGTGTATTGATATAATTGAAATCAAGACAAGAATGTCCTTCCTTTAAATCGACTCCAACAATTGTATGATTTGATAGTTTCTTAACCAAGTTTGAGCCAATAAAGCCCTTATGACCAGTCAATAGTATTGTCATTACACTGGTAAGTTACCTTGATATTCTGAGATTGGTAAAATTTGAGCAAAACCATTCCAACCACTTACTTCCATATAGGCATTTACTGATGCATCTGGAACATAAAGAATAGAATTTTCAAGTCCACTCGATTCAAATTCAATATTTGGAGGTGTGGTTACTTCACAGACTACTTTTGCACCATTTGTATACACATTGTTTGGTAAATGTTTCACCTCAGTTATTTGACTTGGAATAAACACTTCTCCTGGCTGTGCAGCACTTCCATAAGCACCTAAATCTCCAGTAAACCAATCATCAATTATTGTACTAGTTAATTCATATTTAATTAAATATGGCTCACCACCAACACAAACATTCGCCAATGAATTTGTAATATTTGGGTTTGGAACTGGTTCGTCATTTACTGTTATTGATATAAAATATGGTTCTGCTGGTGAAGAACCAGCATTGTATAGTACAACGTCATCTCCATTATCAAGAGCAGTAGTAAGCAACATTACCTTATCATTAATAACAACAGGTGCAGTTTTGTCAAAATGTACATTATCAGTAGCAGTTACCCAACTTACTGCTGGATAATTCAACGTTGCAGCAGTATACTCTGCTTCAGTTGAGAATTTCTTTAAATTGTTCATATTATTAAACGTTTAATATTTTATTTTTTAATTTCATACATTCATCATACATTGGCAACATATCTGGATTCATTTCAAAAAATTGTTCATCCTTCCTATGTCTCAATCCACAATGCATTCCTCTCTGATACAACTTCCATACCCATTCTTCCCAACTCCTTGTGACATAATGACTGAGATACATCTTATCATAACAGATTTCCTTTCTGTCCTTGACTCCTTTGGTGTTAACCCAGTCACCAACTGTGCAATGCAATCCACATAGATGCCATCTTGTTATCTTGTTCAAGTTCCAACATATCTTTGTTGTAATCTTAACATCTGCATCCCATTTGTTGAATGGTGCTTTTTGAGTGTAGAACTCTCTGTAATCCCTACCATTATAATTGGGCTTATAAATCCTCCCAGACGCTCCATAATTCTGCCATTGAAGCATTACAGCAACCTTGTCTTGAAACTCGCTCAGAACGCTTGGAATGTCCTTATATGGCTCTTGTAATGTTATGAACTCATCTATGTCAAGAGTGAAACACCAATCATATTGATGTAGGTCTTGAATCTTTGGAACTCCATCCAATATGTAGAACCTCTGATTAATGCCACCTCTTTCCTTATTCTTGATAAGTCTTTCTTTGCCACCTTCAGTATCATAGATGTCTAATACACTCCAAAGAGTTACATTTGGATATTGGTCTGTTATGTGTTTATGACTCCAACTTCCAATGTCTTCGAATATGAAGATATGGTCAACCATCGGTGAATGATGGTCTAGCCAAGCTTTCAAATATTCGTCTAGTTCATTTAATATTACTGTATGTATGCAAGTCTTCATCAGTTAACAATTATGTAAAGTGTATTCTGGTCTTTTACTTGAAGATTATCATAATCTGTTTGAGAAATCTTCATTAATTTTAAACCACCAAACTTATCATTGAGAGTATTAAGGCTAGCAGCAGTTACCTCTTCATCCTCTGCAAGTCTTGATTCAACACTGCCACTGTATGTATTGAAATCACTTGTAGAAACTTTTCCAGTAACAGATATTGCATTATTGGTAATGTCAATGCCATCACCAGCTGTATAAGATGAACCTCCGCCACCTCCAAGATGGTCTTGAAGCTTTATGTCAGTTCCACCAGAAGAGAGATATATATCACCGTTCTGCCTTATCTCAAAGGCATTATGCCTTGTTGACTCTGATGTACCATTACCTACACTGAATAAGGTATTACCACTATCACCCCAAGTTGTATTTGCTATATTTGAAACATTGTACTGCCCACTAGCGTGTTCTGCCTTGTTTTTGGCTATTGTTTCACAACCTTCAGCATGAGATAGATTACCCCATGCATGTGTATAATAGCCTTCAGCGTGAGCAGTCTCACCAGTTGCCTCTGAACCAAGTCCTTCAGCGTGAGAAGCCTCACCTTTTGCTTCTGTGTGATTTCCTTCAGCATGTGAATAATAAAAAGATGCTATTGTCTTATAACCTTCAGCAATTGAATAACTACCAGTTCCAGCCGATATTGGAAGGCTAAATGACACTGTATCAGCAGTTTCTCCAGTGGTAATGGAGATGCCTCTACCAGCTTCAATTGCTTTTCCACCACCTTGAATATCAATGTTTCCACTACCAAGAATGCTCTCATTATTGATGGTCTTGATGTTCGTTCCACTAACAAGGGTATCTTGTTTTCCACCCAATTCATCATTGAGAGCGTTAAGACCAGCAGCAGTAACTTCTTCAACTTCGTCAATCTTGTTATAGATTACTCTGTTCTGAACTGGGTTTGTTGAACCACTATCTAATGCTGTATCAACAGTTATTGAACCACCACCAAGTTGGTCTTGCAACTTAACATCTTGTCCATCTTTGGTTAGATATATATCACCATTCTGCCTTATCTCAAAAGCATTATGTCTTGCATTATCTGCTGTACCATTACCTACGGAGAATAATGTTGTAGCACTTTCTGCTTCATAATAACCGCCAGTCTGTTTATTGTATTTACCAAAAGCAGCAGAATTTGGTTTTATATTGGCTTCAATATGGTCTCCTACTGCAATTGACCATTGACTAGCTTTACAAACTTGCCCAAATGCAAAAGAACCTTCGCCTTGTCCAACACTTTTTTGTCCACCAACGAATGACTTGTCTCTATTTGCAGAGCAACTAACTCCTATAAGTATAGAACCATTTGTTGTAGCACTGATTGGTAAATCAAATGACACTGTATCAGCAGTTTCTCCAGTGGTAATGGAGATGCCTCTACCTGCTTCAATGGCTTTACCACCACCTTGAATATCGATATTTCCACTACCAAGCAATGTCTCATTGTTGATGGTTTTGATATTGCTTCCTGACACTAATGTTGCTTGTTTGCCGCCAAGTGCTGTATCAACCTCTGTCTTGGTATAAGTTGTAGCAGTATCTGCTTTATCACCAAGCAATGTATTGGTTTCACTTTTGGTATAATAGTTAGTTAAATCACCAGCTTCAGCATCAGTTATGACGTAGAATGTATTTGGGTCTTTGTCTACTAGTGCATCGTACTGGGCTTGTGTAAGTTCAATGGTTTGCGTTCCTCCACTACCTTTAATTCCATAAGTTACGCCACTAAGCTGTATTGAATCAATTATGTTGCTCATATTTCGAAATATATTTTATATAAACATTAAAAAAGGCAAGATGCAATAAATCTTACATCTCACCTTTTTACTTTATCTATAGTTATGAAAGAATTAACTGAAAACCAAAGTTGTGCCTTCTACAGTTGGCAATGTTTGAACTGTTATATTTCCACTACCAAGAATGCTCTCATTATTGATGGTCTTGATGTTGGTTCCAGAAACTAATTCATCTTGCTTACCATTCCATGTGGTCTTATCACTTGATGTTACATGGATTGTAGTATCAGCAGTATGCGCTGTCAAAGCATTATTTACTTGAGTTACAGCAGAAGTGTCAGCTTTTCCACTTGTAGCAGCTTCTATTTCATCATCAACTTCGTCTTTTGTGTAATAGTTCGTTGGGTCAAATGTGCCACCGATTGGGATAACTGTTTCAGACTTTCCTGCATCAGTGTTCCATGTGAACACAAGACAAGGTACTGATTCACCTTCAATAACTCGATTCTCAACAACAACTGAATCAAGGAAAGCATCTTTAACGAAGTCTGAAGCATCGATATATGCAAGTACAGTTCCACCAGTTGATTCATGATAGAAATTGATTCTCTGAGTGGTACTGTCATAGTTCACATTGCCAAATAAACCAGCAACATCAGATTCATCGAGTTTTGCATTCCATGCTGTCTTATCAGCAACAGTCACATGTATATCAGTGTTTGCTGTATGCGCTGTAAGAGTGTTATTGATTGGAGTTGTAGCAGCAGTGATTGCATTCTGAACATCTCCACTAGTTTGATAGCCTTGCTCTGCTATAGATTCTGCAAGTGCATTGGTTGCAGCAGTAACATAATTCTCTGTTGCATAACCTTCTAAGCTATGTACAGCAGACGAGTCAACAATATTATATGTTACACCACTAAGTTTGATTTTATCAAGATTTGCCATAATTTAATATATTAAATTGTTATGAATTCAGAGTTTAAAACAAGAGTGTCATTTTCTACTTTCGCATAGTTATTCCTCATGTTTACCGCATCTAGTTTAGTTAAATAAGATGATAGAAGAGAATTAGTTTCATCCTTTGTGTAAGTATTCAAAAGCCTTTCAGTGTTCTGCCTTACTTGTTCTGCAATTGCATCAACTTGGGCTTGGTCTGCCTTTGTTGCAATTGCTTGCTGAATCATCTCTTCTACTTCTTCTCTAGTAACACTAGAGGATGTGATTTCCTCAAGAAGTTTGTCAACTTCTGCTCTAGTGTAATAATAATCAGCATTAGCAAGAATTGTTACTGTCTGCTGGACTGCCCACCTCTTCAAATCAACATCTGGCGTTATCGTCATAGTTCCGCTACATCCTTGATGTGGGGCAATCCATTCTTGCATTATATCGTCATAATTTTCTATCATAAAAGTACTTTATTTAAACATAAGTTTTATGGAATAGCTTGAATCCTACTTGCATAATTGCTCCAACTACTTGCAGTTTTATAAGCTTCAACGCTCGCTGCTGGAACATAGATTGGACAGTTATTAGTATTATCAAACGCTCTACTTCCTAGTATTGGAGGCTTAGTTGCATTAACTGTTATGCTTGTAAGGATTCTACAATAATAGAAAGCATCACTACCAATAGATGCGACACTACTACCTATTGTACAACTTGTAAGGCTAGTACAATAATAAAAAGCAGTCTGACCAATAATTGTAACACTGTTAGGTATTGTTACACTTGTAAGGCTTCTACAATCAGCGAAAGCTTCAATACCAATAGATATTAAACTATCAGGAAAATTAATACTAGATAATCTATCACAACTTATGAATGCTTTATTACGAATATAAGCAAGATTGTTGCCGATAGTGACTGATGCAAGACTACTGAAATTGTTGAAAGCATTTCCACTAATAGTTGTAACACAATCACCAATCTCAGCAGAAGTCATAGTAGTATAATCATACAAACCTCTACCATTTGTATCACCAGAAGTAAGCGTTGGATTTCCATCACATTCTTTTTCATATGTCTTGCCACTACTACCATATGTTGCTTTGAATTTGCCATCAAATGTTGGTTCAATACATTGGATTCTGCTAGCATAAGTGCTCCAAGCAGTTTTATATGCTTCTAGCGACTGGCAAGGCACATAGATTGGACAAGTTGAACCATCAAATACTTGACTTTCTAATGTTGGAGGCGTTGTTGCATTACAAGTTATACTTGTAAGACCAGTACAACCACCGAAAGCGCCATCACCAATACTTGTAACACTATCAGGTATATCTATACTTGTAAGACCTGTACATCTAGCGAAAGCACTATCGCCAATGCTTGTAACACTATTAGGTATGGTTACACTTGTAAGACTTTTACACCAATAGAAAACGCTCATACCAATACTGGTAACACAATCACCAATTTCAGCAGTTGTCATTGCCGAATACTCATAACCGCTTGGTTTGGTTTCTGATAGTGATAACTCTGTATCACCATTACATTCTGTCGAATATGTTTGCCCACCGATGTATGTTGCAGAGAACTTTATATTAGTTGGCCAGACTTTTGAAGTATTGCTATAGACTTCTTGAACTTGTCTTCCTTGATACCATATTTCTGTAAAACCACTTAAATTTTGATATGCAATCATATTATTATTGTATTAGGTAGATTGTATTAATGTCTTTGACAGCAATGGCATCATATTGAGCTTTTGTACCACTCCATATTGATGGAATTGTTGGTTTATTCGTTAAGTCGTTATAATTGCCACTGAAATCAGATTTGTTATTCCAAGTTGATTTTTCACTTGCTGTTACATGTATATTTGTATTTCCACTGTGCGAATTGAAATTAGTGATTGTAGCAAACTTAGCATCAGATTCAGCCTTTGTATAAGCATCGACAGTTGGTGATGTTGCTGTTACACTGATAACATCATTTTGGATTGAAATACCAGTACCAGCGGTTAAGTTATTCTGCTTTTGAGCTAATAAAGCATTTGTTTCAGCTTTTGTATAAGCGTCAATGGTAGGAGAGGTTGCAGTTACAGAGATAACATCATTTTGGATTGAAATACCAGTACCAGCTGTAAGTTGATTCTGCTTGCCATTAATCTTTGTATCAAGTGCTGTTTCAGCAGATGAAGCCCTCTGAGCCTCTTGCGCAAGGTCAGACGATAAATCATCCACAGCACCACTTATAACGCTGTCAGCAGCCTCTAAAACGCTCACAGCAGTGTTAATCATGGTTTGAACTTCACCGCTTGTTACATCATCACTTGTTGCAGCACTGATTGTTTGTACTTCAGCACTGATTGCTTCAACTTCAGAGACATCAGCTTTGCCACTGATGCTTTCATCAATCATCGTTTGTACTACACCACTAGTTACGCCACTAGATGCAGTGAACTCATATATTTCACCGCCTATTTCTATTCCATATGCTATTTTACTCATAGTGCTTGAAGTGTATTATCCCGTTATCATCAATACTAACCAAATCATTGAACATTTGGTTAACTTGAGTCTTTGTGTAATAATTCTCAATAGGAGCTAGTACTGGAACGCAGCACCCCATTCCTATGTTATAAGTTTTTCCTTCACAATTACATGCCATAATAATTATCGTTTATATAAACATAAAATAAGTCCCCATCATTTGGGGACTTATAATTATTAAGGAATTGCTTGTATTCTATCTGCATATGCGCTCCAAGCTGTCTTATAAGCATTAACACTTCCACTTGGAACATAGATTGGACAATTGTTTGTGTTACCAAACGCTTCACTGCCTAATGATGGCGGTGTTGTTGCGTTACATGTTATGTTTGTAAGACCACTACAATAACTGAAAGCATAATCATCAATAGTTGTAACACTGTTTGGTATTGTTACACTTGCAAGACTTCTACAATTACGGAAAGCTTCAATACCAATTGTTTTAACACTATTAGGTATTGTTACACTTGTAAGACTACTACAACTATAGAAAGTCATATCACCAATACTTGTAACACCGCTTGGTATTGTTATGCTTGTAAGACCAGTACAATTTTGGAAAGCAGCCACACCAATAGATGTAACACCACTGCCTATTGTACAGTTTGTAAGACCACTACAATCAGAGAAAGCACTATCACCAATACTTGTTACACTATATGGTATTGTCACACTTGTAAGGCTTCTACATCCTTCAAAAGCATTATCACCAATAGTTGTAACACTTGTTCCAATTGTTACACTTGTAAGCCCACTACAAACTTCGAAAGCACTATCACCGATGGATGTAACACAATCACCAATTTCAGCGGTTGTCATTGCTCTATAGTTATAACCACTTGGTTTGGTTGTTGATGTCGTTAATGCTTCATCTTGGCTTGTACACTCTGCACTGTATGTTTGTCCTCCGCTATAGGTTGCTTTGAACTTTCCATCAAATACTGGTGGCACATATCCACAATCAGTTGATTGGGTTTGAGCTGATTCACCCCATTGATATTCAGCTGGAACAACATCTTCCCATGTGACACCTCCATCAACTGAAATCTGCAATTGCTGCTTGTAATACTTCGTTGTACCACTACAATAATAGTCTACCGCTGGGTCTAAGTTAACCCATCTATACTGTCCTACACATTGGATTCTGCTTTCATAAGCACTCCAAGCAGTTTTATAAGCTTCTACACTTTCGCAAGGCACATAGATTGGACAGTTATTAGTATTATCAAACGCTCTACTTCCTAGTATTGGAGGCGTAGTTGCATTAACTGTTATGCTTGTAAGACCACTACAACTAGCGAAAGTCAATTGACCAATATCTCTAACGCCACTACCTATAGTTACACTTGTAAGTCCACTACAATAATTGAATGCTTGATTACCAATAGTTGTAACATTACTTGGAATATTGATATTTGTAAGACTAGTACACCTATAGAAAGCACCATATTCAATTGTTGTAACACCACTGCCTATTGTACAACTAGTAAGACTTGCACAATTAGAGAAAGCATAATCATCAATAGTTGCAACACTATCTGGTATTGTTATTGCTGTAAGAGCTCTACAATAAAAGAAAGCCCTATTACCAATACTTGTAACTGAGTTTGGTATTGTCAAACCTGTAAGTCCGCCGCAATAAGTGAAAGAATAATCACCAATTGTTGAAACACTGTTTGGAATGGTGATGCTTATTAGTCCACTTTCCATGAAAGCAGCATAACCAATACTTGTAACGCAATTTCCAATCTCAGCAGATGTCATTGCTGTAAATTGATATCCACTTGGTTTGGTTGTTGCTGTCGTTAACTCTGTATTTCCATCACATGCTGCGCTGTATGTTTGTCCTCCGCTATAGGTTGCTTTGAATTTTAGTCCAGTTGGTGGCACATATCCACAATCCTCTGAGTTTGCTTCAATCAACGTTCCAAGTTGAGTTTCAGTTGGAGTTACTGCGCTCCAAGTGCTTCCGCTATCATAACTCACTTCCTTTACTTGAAGGTTATACTTGTCATAACCACTAGCTCCGCTACAAGTCCAGCCACTGTTTGTCCATCTATATTCTGGTGTAGGAGGATTTACACACTGTATTCTATCTGAATAAGCGCTCCAAGCAGTTTTATAAGCTTCTACACTCTCACAAGGCACATAGATTGGACAGTTATTAGTATCATTGAATACTTCATTTTCTAATGTTGGAGGTGTAGTTGCATTACATGTTATGCTTGTAAGACTAGTACAATGTCTGAAAGCATATGCTTGAATACTCGTTACACCAGTACCTATTGTGGCTGAAGTTAGACTTCTACATATTTCAAAAGCATAATCGCCAATACTTGTAACGCTGTCTGGAATGGTGATGCTTGTAAGACTATAACATTCATTAAAAGCAAAACCACCAATGCTTGTAACACTACTTGGTATAGTTATGCTTGTAAGACCACTACAATAATTGAAAGCACTACGACCAATACTTGTAACACCACTACCTATAGTACAACTTGTAAGACTAGTACAATAATAGAAAGCTTCAGCTCCAATGCTCGTCACACTATTAGGTATATCTATACTTGGAAGACTTGTACACTCATCAAAAGCATTATTACCAATACTTGTAACACTATTGCCGATGGTTACACTTGTAAGTCCAGTACATCTATCGAAAGCATAATTACCAATAGATGTAACACTGTTTGGTATTGTTACACTTGAAAGGCTAGTACACCATGTGAAAGCGCTATCACCAATACTAGTTACACCAGTTCCGATATTTACTTCTGTTAGTCCAGTAGAATTGCTGAAAGCTCTAGTACCAATACTCGTCACACTATCAGGGATTGTTATACTTGTAAGACTCCAACAAGTAGCGAAAGCCAAACTTTCAATAATTGTAACGCTATTTGGGATTGTTACACTTGTAAGACTATAACAATTAGCGAAAGCCAAACTTTCAATACTTGTAAGACTATTAGGTATCGTTATGCTAGTAAGACTAGTACATTGAAAGAAAGCCCTATCACCAATACTTGTAACACAATCACCGATTATTGCTTCAGTCATCGCTGTATACCGATAATCAATTAGTCTAACATCACCTTGTGCTAAAGTCTCATTTTGGCTTGTACACCCTGCACTGTATGTTCTTCCATCGTTATATGTTGCTTTGAACTTTCCAAGGAATTGTATGGCTTCGCACTCTGCTAATGTCTCATATGTTCCAATTGACTCTCCACTTGGAACTTGTTCCAATGGGATTACATCTTCCCATGTAACCCCATCGTTATAGCTTACTTGTTTTTTGTACAGGTAAAATTTGTTATAACTCATTTATATCATTTTTTTTGTTAAGTTATGGAATTGCTTGAATCTTACTAGCATATGCGCTCCAAGCTGTTTGATATGCGCTTACACTTGCTGCTGGAACATAAATTACAAGCCCATCAGAAGAATTAAATACTCCAGAACCCAAAGATGGTGGGGTTACAGTGTTTATGGTGAAACTTTCAAGATAAGAATTATAGAAAGCACTATTTCCAATCGATGTTATACTGTCCCCTAGTGTTACGTTTACAATTCCAGAAAAGTAATATGCACTGTTTCCAATGGTTGTTACACCATTTGGTATTGTTACATTTGCAAGGTTAGAACAGTAAGCAAATGCATTGTCACCAATACTTGTAACACCATTTTGAATTGTAACATTAGTTAGTCCTCTACAACTATAGAATAAATAATTGTCAATTGAAGCAACTCCACTTGGAATTGTAATTGATGTAAGACCACTACAATTATAGAATGCAGAATGACCAATACTTGAAACACCGCTTGGTATTGTTATACTTGTAAGACTATAACAACCATCAAATGCTAATGAACCAATGGATGTTAGATTGTCAGATAGAATTACACTTGTAATAGCAGAACATTGTGAAAATGCAGCACTTCCAACAGATGTCACACAATTACCTATCTCAGCTTGAATTAATCTCGCATAGTCATAGCCGCTAGCTCTTACATCTGCTTGTGCTACTGTTTCATTCTGGCTTGTACATTCTGCTGAATAAGTTCTGCCATCATTGTAAGTAGCTTTATATTTTTCAGCAAAACTTGGACAATCACTTGATTGATACTCAATCAAAGCCCCTTGACGATAATTACCAGTTGGATTCCATGTAGAGCCTCCATCGTATGAAACAAACTCTTGCTGTTTGTAATATTTGCACTTATTTGCCATTTATATTTGTATTTTTGAAATTATTTTTCTTTTATGGTATTGGTTGAATTCTATTTGCATAAGTGCTCCAACCACTTGCCGTTTTATATGCATTAACACTCTCTGATGGAACGTAGATTGGACAATTATTAGTTTTATTAAATACATTACTACCCAATGTTGGAGGTGTTACTGCATTACATGTTATACTTGTAAGACCACTACACATAGAGAAAGCCCAACTTTCAATATATGTAACGCCACTACCTATTGTTACACTTGTAAGACTAGTACAATGACCGAAAGCATCATTACCAATATTTGTAACACTATTAGGTATCGTTATACTTGGAAGACTAGTACAACCATAGAAAGCATCTTTATCAATAGTTGTAACGCCACTACCTATAGTTACACTTGTAAGACTTGTACAATTAGAGAAAGCAAATTCACCAATTCTTGTAACACTATTTGGTATTGTTATACTTGGAAGACTAGTACAGCCAGCGAAAGCCTCATGAAGAATTCTTGTAACACTATTTGATATTGTTATACTAGTAAGACTAGGACAAGTAGAGAAATTATTATCACCAATACTTGTAACGCCACTACCTATAGTTACACTTGCAAGACTTCTACAATCATGGAAAGCATGACTACCAATATTTGTAACACTATTAGGTATCGTTATGCTTGTAAGACTAGGACAATGATAGAAAGCAGCATTGCCAATACTTGTAACACTGTTTGGGATGGTTATACTTGGAAGAATATCACAATAAGCGAAAGCACTACTGTCAATACTTCTAACACTATTGCCTATAGTTGCACTTGTAAGACTATCACAATCATCGAAAGCTCCCGTACCAATTGTTGTAACACAATCACCAATTATCGCTTCAGTCATTGCTGTATACCGATAATCAATTAGTCTAACATCACCTTGTGCTAAAGTCTCATTTTGGCTTGTACACCCTGCACTGTATGTTCTTCCATCGTTATATGTTGCTTTGAACTTTCCAAGGAATGATGATTGTTCAACGCATATTGTATTATCAGTTTGAATCCACCTATACTGTACTGTTGGGACATATCCACAATCAGTTGATTGGGTTTGAGCGATTCCACCCCTTTGATATTCCGCTGGGCTTATGTTCTCCCATGTGACGCCTCCATCAACTGAAATCTGCAATTGCTGCTTGTAATACTTCGTTGTACCACTACAATAGTAGTCTACCGCTGGGTCTAAGTTAACCCATCTATATTGAGGCTCAACTTGGCAATCATTACATATATAATCTGTTTGTGGGTTCATGTTCTCCCACTTATATTGTGCTCCACAATCGCTACATATAAAATCTGTTTGTGGGTTCATGTTCTCCCATTTATACTGTGCTTGACTGCATTTAGAAGAAGGTTCACAGTTTCTGTATCTCACAACACTTGTAGGGGTGTTGATATTGTCGCTTGTCTCTCCACTGTACATTCTATCCCAAGAGCACCATTCGTCATCATGACATTGTTCTCCTTGGTATACCCATTTAGTATAATATGGTTTCTGGTGCAAATATGCTGTTACTGTCGTTCCATCGCATTTTGTAAGCGTAAGCGTAATTGTTCGTTCAACACCACTATCGTTATTTTCAACTCTAAATTTGACAAATCCATTTTGTATCTGGAAGTCAGTACAACAACAGCTAGCACTTACATCTCGTATGCAGCAAGTTGTTGGAATCACCACATTTTGTGCATAAACGCTTATTTCATAGTTGTTTCCTTGTGGAAGACAATCCGTAACAGGTTCTTCTGACACCCTCACATTAAATCTTTTTTCATGACCGTCACAATAATTGACAACCAATTGATATGCTTGAGCTGTATCAGTAGGAACTTGCGTATTGCATACGTTTATGGTATATAAAGTATATGCAGAACCACTTGAAGGAGAGACTGCGATATATTGCGAATCTGATGTGATACTAAAGTCAGAATTCGATTTTATGGTGAATGACTTACAACCAGTGTTATAGAACTCTATAACGTTAGGCATTGATGTTTGTATGCTACATTCTTCTGCCTTACATTTTGGACAATAGAACTGTTCTTGGTCTGAGAAAGTCCCAACTATATGATATTCAGAATAACGTTCTTCAAAGCCTTCAAGACACATATAGTTGTTGAGAGGATTACCAAACACATCATACTCTTGACGAAGCGTATAAACACCAGTAGTTGAATTTATACATGTATATTCACTTGGAATAACGTTCCATGTGGTTCCAGAATCATGTTCAAATGGAAGTTCTGAAGGCATGTTAAGCAAAACTTCTGTTGAGTGTATGTCAGACAATACAATCTCAATGTTGTTTATAGATTGGTTATCATTTGCTGTGACAGTATATGAAGGCTGTAAACCATCGTCAAATCCACATGCTATGTTAACACCACATTTTGTTGAAATAACGGCAGCATACTTGTTGTCTGTAAACTCTAGCAAGTTATAGTGCCAAGACGATTTATAGTCATCGAAGCTGATGTTAAACTTTACGGTATGACTTAATGAACTACCATCATACTGCTCAGTGAATACACAACTATTCTTCTGGTATTTTACAACTGAGAAGCCATCGTTTGTATATATAACTTTGTCATTAGAATATTTGGAATATGCCGCTACGTTTATGGCTAGCACATCTATACTGCAATAGTCATAAGCATTGCATGGTTTAACATTATTAGCAGTGAAATTCTTCACTTGCAAAAGTGGGAAATTTGACTTTGCGCTTGCAACATAATCAGTGTGATTGCTGTTATAGTCTAAGGTGTATGTATATGTATACTTAATCTTAAAATAAGGATTGACTAACCAGTAAGTGTCGTTCTTATCTCTGACCATTATATAGTAGTCATTCAAGTCACCAATCTTAAGATACCCTCTTACAGAGAAATTTACAGTATGTACGAACTCATAGCGTTCGTCCAAACTCTCATTTTCGCTTAATGACACACTCAAGCAATCAATGGCATTGTAATAACCAACACCATCGACATATGCGTCACCATTGTCAATGCGAATGCTCCCAATTTCATTCTTAGCTACGATGTATACAACATTGTCAAGTTTGTCAATCTTGTACTGACATCCATATGGTATGTAGTTACTAACTGCCATTAATCTTCTTGTTTCTTGCTTTTCTTAGTTTTCTTTTTTGGAGTTTCATCCTCTTTTATTTCTCCATAATATTTTCCTAAATTCATATAGGTTTCGAAACCCTTATCTCCAGTTACAAGATAGACAAAACCATCCATTTTTACAATTTTTTCCATTATAAAATACATTTTATATAAACATAAAAAAAAAAACTCCCTTTAGCAAAGAGAGTTTTTCTTAAAATTATATGCTAGTATGAATTAGTTACCTAAAACCTTTTCAATTGCAGCTGGAGCCAAAGGAACAGCACTTTCAGTTACATTCTCGCTAAGAGTTACAGTAACACCGTTGGTATCACCACCACCTGCAATGGACTGTTCTGAAGCTTCAAGACCAGTTGTACGACCAAGAGCAAGATACTCACCGTCAGCAGTCTTTACAACAACGAAGAAACGACCAAGAGCAAGAGCATCTACTGAACATACCATGTCTTTGTCATACTTACCATTCAAGTTAAAAGTCAAAGTGTGTGTGCGATATTTGTTACCGTTGTCTTCTACAACTAACGTATCAGTGAAAGTTACAGAATTCTTTGCTGGTTCGATATGGTAGAACTTAGCATCAGAAGCAAGAGTAATTGCAGAAACAGTTACGCCACTTTCGCAGTCATAGTTAACTGGAGCAGAAATTACGTCAGTATAGTTTGCAACGTAAATGTCCTTTACTTCTGGTAAGCTATATCCACAAGTATTTGACTTAAGCAAATCTTTAGTTAAATTACAAATTGCCATATTATTATAATTGTTATGAATTTTTATTATTTTCTAGTTTTGGTTATGGCAGGTGAACCGTATTGTTCACCCACCAAATCTATTGTATATAGTAGACAAATGAGTCAATTACACACTTGCGAATACGAACAACTCTGGCATTATAATACCAACAGCGATGTTACTGATTGCAAGAACTCTGAACATATTGTCACCAGTGGTATCTCTCATGTTGATGAGCTTGTACTCAATGTGAGAATCGAATGTATCATATCCCAAAACCATATTAGCTGCTGGACCTACGATGATGGTATTCTTAGACTGCATAGTAGGAACAATCTCGAAACCCATTACGTAAATTCTATCACCTTCTCTACCGTAGTTGCTGAATACTCTGTTGTTCTGAACATCGCAGCAAAGCTTACCAAGAGCAATGCCCAATGTACGAACATCAGCATGATTCATGAATACTTTATAATTCTCAGCAGAAACCTCTTGTGCATCTGCAACTCCAAGAGCCTTGTCAATAGCTGCTTCTACTTGAGCAAGAATATTGCTAACAGTGAATGCAGTAAGAGCTAGCTTGTTTCCAGAAGGAAGAGCTGAAAGTTTCTTCTCGATACCGTCAGTAGCCTTCAAATAAACCTTAGCGGAAGCTGTGCGAGCAGTGTCACCTTGCCAGAAAATCTCTTGATATTCTTTGGACATCTTCTTACGAAGCTTGTCAAAATACCAATCACCAAAAGTCTGAGGAATTCCACCTCTCAATGAAATCTCAGTCTGGTCAACAAGGAAAGTGTTCCAGAATGTGTCGTAACAGTTCTCTTGATTAACCTTGATAGCTGCTGGCTCAATATAAGCCTCTGCAAGAGAAGCTGAACCTGCTGGGGTGAATGGACAAGTATACAACTGCCATGCATCACCAATCTCACCAGTATAAAGCTTCATCTTACCTTTTACACCGTCCATAAAAGTAATTCCATACTGACGAAGGTCTATGTCATAGATATCCTTTGAGAAAATCTCCTGAGCCTCTTTGCCACAGTATGTAATGTTCGATAAATCAATGAAATTAGCCATAATTAATTATAGTTTATCTTTTTTTATTTTATTATTTTTTATTTTAAACATAAATTTGTATTTGTAGCCCTTAAAGCATCTTAGCCATTTGCTCTCTCCATGCACTATATGTATCTGAAGATGAAGGCTTAGCATTTGTATTAACTGGTTTCGTTGATGGTTCTTTCTCCAATTCTTTTACTTTAGAAGAAAGACCATTGTTCATGTCTTTCAATGCATTAATCTCTTCTCTCAAAGAGTTAATTAAGTCTTCCAAATGCTTCGTATCTTCCTTTGGAGCTTCCTCTTTTGGTTGCTCTTCAACAACTGTCTCAGTTGGTTTTGGCTCTTCAACTTGCTTTGGTTCTTCTTGAGGTTTTGGCTCTTCAACCACTGGTTCCTCTACTTGTTTTGGCTCTACTTGAGGTTGTGGCTCAACTGTTGGTTCTTGAGCTTCCAATGCCTCTGGCTCTAATGGTTCAATATCTTCTTTCTTTTCAATCATTGAGGTAGAAGAAAAGACCTCATTTAGGATTTCTTTCATTTTATCCCAAAACTTCATGTCATTTGTCTCTATCATATTATTATCATTTTGTTTGCTAAATTCTTCAAGGGCAATCATGCTTTCAACTGAGAATCCTTTCAATTCTCCACTCTTGATTCTGTCCCATACATCAATCTGGTTAACTTTCATTCCAACCATCCAAGTTCCTTGAGGTACATTGATGCCAAGTGCATTTGCTTTGTCCTTGTAAGGGTCTTCAACTAGCCAAGACTCTGTGATTGTGATGTCATTTGCCGTTTCTTCATGGTCTAGCGTCACCTCGTTCTGACGATAGTTTTTCATGAAATCTTGCGACATCTTCTCAATTGATTCCTTTGTGAAACTTATGTAGAACTCTTGTTCGCCATTGTTTCTGTATATGTCCTTATCTGGAATCAATGCAGCACCGTAAACCATATGTCTTTCATCACTCTCAAGGAATGCTTGGATTTTTTCCTCTTCATCCTTTGCAAGCGCAACAAAGTCTGATTCTATAGCTGGTGCTTCAACCAAACTCACAGCATAAGTCTCGCTGTCAATTCCAACTTTATATTTCTTAATTTTCTTTGCCATGACAAATCGTTTTAAATAAACATAAAAAATGGAGAGTAGTTTCACCTCTACTCTCCTTACGTCCCTTTTTACTGCGAAATTCCCAAACTGTAAACGGTGCGTTATCTTCTCATGATATCAATTATTATTTTGCCTTTGCATTGAACAAGACGCTTGTACAAAGCATTATATGTATTTCGAGAGTCTGTCACCATTCCAACTTTGGTATTCTTGCCTACAATCAAGCAACCACAACTATCTTTAGCTGTATTTCCACTATGGATTCTTATGCCACTGAAACCTTTCACATTGTTAATCAATGGCATCATCTTCTTATACTTTGGAGAGTAAGTAATTGAAACAGTATAGATTCCGCTTGGTATGGCAGTCTCACAATACTTTTTCTTTGCTAGAATTTCTTCTTCTGACATTGAATCATCTAGCATCCTGTCCACATCTTCGATTACATCGCAAAACCAAACCCCATCAATGTATAGCTTTCCAATCGTATATGTGGGCTTAAATGCAATACGTTTAAGTGTTAATCTCATTATTCTTCGTCCTTTTCAATGGTCATTCCTTCAACATTCTTTGTCCACAAGATACGCCCAAGATTTTCGCCATTTCTTTCAAAGTGATAACCTTGAACGCATACATGCTGGATATCATATGGATTCTTTGTATATAGATTTTTATTTGGCATTTTTCTGTTATAAGTTAATTCCAACACCAAAACCTATCACAGCACCCCAATTCTTGTTTATTGGGTCGTAGCCAGCAGTAAACTGTGGCTGTATATTGATTATTTTCTTTGGTTTCTCAATGTATTTTGTGATTGTAATCGTATTGGTCTTGGTTATTTCTTGCTTTTTCAGCTTTACTTCTGTTGATAATAGCTCTGGATTTATTCCTTGAATATTGCTCGTTACAATGGCAGTGTCGTTCTGTACACATAAAGTATCAATGTAAGTCTTATTTTCAGTTTCTAATACGGTATCTTGCGTTATGGTGTCAGTTTTAACCACTTTTATGTACTTTGGAATCGGTTTTATGACTTCAATTGAATCAGTTTTCCACAACGTATCAGTTACAGTGACCGTATCGCTTGTTTCCTGAGCTTCTGAGCGCATTTCTCCATATCGGTAGCCAACTATGAAGGAAGCAATGAGAAACGCTGCCATAAGCGCTAATATTAACCATTTACGGTGCATATTTCTTGTCTTGTTCTATATCTTCTAATTGTTTCATTTTCTTGTTAACCCTTGTCTCAAACTCCATCATCTGATTCTTGATATATGAGGTGATACCAAAGAATGCCAATCCTGTAGCTAATAAGGTAGCACCACCACTGATTATATCAAAACCAATTGATAAAGTTACCAAAAATGCTACAAAATACAAGATTATTGCAGAAAATACACATACAGTACCATTTATAATCTGCCATTTTTCCTTAACTGAAATATCTTTCCAAGTTTCCATTATTCGTTTTATATAAACATTAATAAAGGGAAGCTACTTTGGAAAGTAACTTCCCATTGTTATTAACTCTCTAGACCACTAAGAACTTGTACATTTCTAACAGCTTCTTGCTTGTCGTTAATCTCAACAACTGAAACTGTAACTGGTCTGTTTGAATAATCCTCAAAGCTTTGAAGCAATCTATCGTTAATTGCAATGTCGCTTCTAAGAGTTGGAATTATACCACCATCAGCGAATTTTGTCTTAACTTTCTCAATGTTCTTCTTAACGCTTCCTCCACCATAGAATTCAATGAAGTCGCTCAAGTTTAGTTTCTTCCTCTTTGAATTCACAAAGTCTAGCAATTCAACATTTTTTTCTGTTGTAACCTTGTTCGTTATGAATTCTCCGCCTTCAACTTCAGCTCTTCCACCAAGAACCTTAACACCACCTTGAGCATGTGACTTGCCTTGTATTACACCACCATCACCATAAGAAGGAATGTTCTGTGATGCCACTGCTGCAATCTGTGCTGCACCAGCTGCTGCTGCAAGAGCCATCATTGGAATAGCTGGAACTGGCCACTTGTTAACTGCTGCCATAGATACTGCCATTGCCGCATTGATGTAAGCTTGAGCCAAGTCCATTTTCTTCTTTGCAACGGCTTGGTCATGTTCTAGTTTCTTCTTCCTTTCCTCAGCCTTTTCCCTTTCTTTTTCAATTCTCTTCTCTTGTGCAAGTGAAGCTCTCTCTGCTGCCATCTGGGCATTCAAGTTATCAATCAACTGCTGGCGTCTATCACCCCTTGCAGTTTTAAGCTCATCTTCGATTGAATTAACTTCGTCAGTATACTTTTGTGTTGCTTCCTTTTGCTTTTCAAGCAACTCTTCATACTTCTCAATATACTTCTCTTGTTCCTCAATCTGAGCTTCATACTTATTTGAAGCAATCTCTGATAATGAGCTAAGAATCTGGTTTGCAGCTTGTCCAACAGCTTGAATGTAAGTTGATATTGACTGCATAAAGTCAGCAAACAACATCTTCTGTTTCTCCTTAACACCCTTAATGGCATCTTCAATAGACTTCTGCATTGCATCAAGTTCTGAATTCTTCATAAAGAAGTCCTCTGCTGTGATGTTGCCCATTGCAAGGTCTTTCTGCAACTGTGCTTTCTGTGTCTTGATATCGCTAGCAATAGACTTATATTCTTCCAATGCCTTTTTGTAATTCCTCTTTGTCTTGGAAATCTGCACCACACCCCAATCATTATCCATAATTGGAGTCTTCTGAATCTCTCTTGCAACTTCATCTTGCTTTGTTCTTATTGTGGCAAGAACCTCAGTGTAATAAGTGTTGTAAAGCTGCTTTTTCTCTTCCAATCCTTGATTGGTGTTTGCTTTGCTCTCAACATTATACTGTTTCTCCAAAGAGTTCATATTGGCATTATGGGCATCTTGCTCTTTCTCGATGTATTCAACAAATGTCTTGAAGTCTAGCTTACCTTCATTATAAGCATCAACCAAGTCACCTCTCATATTGTAGAGCTGGTTTTTAAGCTTTGCTTCGATTTCAGCATAATCCTTATCTGTTGCGTCTGGAACCTTTGCCATTTCCTCCATTACAAGAGCAATGGTCTTTGCATTTGCTACTTGATTATGTCTTTCCTCTTCTTCCTTCTTGTCATAATCATATTGTTTGTCAAGGTTCTCTTGCCTAATCTTCTCTTGCTTCTTTGAAGCCTCAAGGTCTATCTTAAGGATTTCTTCATAGTACTTCCTTCTTCTCTCAATGTTATTAGGGTCATCGAAAGGCAGTGTCGTACTTCTCCAAATATCAGCCTTTGCTTCAGTCTGTTTATTGGCAATGCTAGTCTCAGAATTTGAAACTTCCCTTGAGAACGATTGCTTTTCAATTTCCTCAATCTGGTTAAACAAATCTTGGTTAATCTTCAAGACCTCATAAGCCCAATCCCTTTCAGCTTCAATCATCTTCTTCTTGTAGAGCGCTCTAACTGCTTCACTTCTTTCGCCAACAAGCTTCTCACTCTCTACAATCTGTCTGATTCTCTCATCTCTTTCATGTTCAAGCTCTGCCTTTTGCTTTGCCCAACCTTCTCTCATCAATTGGATTCTTAGGTCAGCAAGGTCAGCATAAACAGCAGCCATCTCCCTTGAATGAGTCTTCTCAGCATTGAGAATTTCCCTATTATATTTTGCATTTATTGCTTTTTTCAACTCTTCATTTTCTCCAGCATCTGCAAGTTCCTTCTTCCTGTTGAGTTCGATTTGCTTACGTTGTTTTGCAAGACCATCCTTCATTGCATCAATCTGAAGTTGTACTATTTTATCTGGGTTTTTATCTACTAAATCGACATTTCCAACTTGTTTGTTAAGTTCAAAAAAAGAATCTTTAATCAAATTAATTTGATTTGCATAATATTGTCCATTTTTAGAAAATTTATCGATGTTGCTTAGAATTGAATTTGTTGTAGGTCTTGTAAGTTCTATGGACAAATCATATATTTTTTCTCTAGTTTCTTCACTGACCGTTCCAACTGTTGCAATTTCTGCTCTAGCTTTTGACATGGTATTCTGTAAATCGTAAAGAATGTTTTTAGACAACGATTCTCCCAAGTCTTGGAATTCTCTTTCTAATCTATCTACATCTGGTCCAAGTCCAACAAGGTCTTTAACCCACCCAACAAACGAGCTACTTTTTCTAGTTTTGTTTTCGATTTTATCAAGTTCTTCAGCAAGTTTTTTGAACCTATCTTGTGCATTTTTAAGTGCTTCACCTTCTGTCTTGCCATATCCAAGATTAAAACCTCCAAGAATGCTACCGCTTATTTTTGAGAAATCCCTTTTTTCTAATTCGCCAAGTTTATTCAATAGATTTGAAAGATTAATAGTAAGGATGTTTGTAACATTATTAGCATATGTTTCACTATCAATTAAACCCTCCAAATATTGTCTTTTTTGGTTGTTGAGATACCATTCAAGAATCTTTTTCTGTTCTTCAAGCTGTTTATTCAGAACTTCAGTTGCAGTACCAGCTTCATATCCACCATTTTTCCAACGTTTGAAATCTTCCATAAGTTTGCTGAAAGCGGTTATCAATAGCATAATACCACCAATAATGGTAGCACCTCCAACAATTTTTAATCCAGCAGCAAGTCTCTGAACTGCAATTGACCCTTCCTTTGTTGTTGTGACAAGCATTCCCATACGCTTTTGAGCGCCAGTCAACTTCATTACAAATTTATCAACTGCATCAGAACCACTATTCATAATTCCTCCAATACCTTCACCAGTGTTCATCTGTTGACGTATCTTCTCAATACCTTGAAGTGTGTTCTGTAGGGCAACAAGCTTTGCAATCTGCTTTTCAATTTCTGAATCATCTATGCCAAAGAACGTTGAGAAACCTCTTCCAACTTGCTCCAATGCCGTAAATGACTCAAACATGTCTAGCATATCGTCCATCGCTTTTGAAGAAGCCTTGGCATCATTCATTGCTGAATTAAGACGAAGTTGAGCCTTTGCAACTTTCTCAAGTTCCTTCTCCATCTGCTTGTACATTGCGGTGTCCTTCTTTCCATTAACCTCCAATGTTCCCATTGCATTTGTCAATGCTCTTTGGGCTTGCCTCAAACTGTTAAACTCTTGTGTTACACCATTGACAACAACTGAAATCTTCTGCAATCCATCAAATGCTGATTGGTAATTACCCACATTCCTACCAAACTGACCATAAGCCTCTTCCATTTCCTTGAGCTTATTGGTCAATTCGTTGGCTTCTTTAGTCATCTTCTTTATCGCATCACTATCGCCAAGGTCTGTAGTATTGATTACAGCTTTCAAATCTGCAAGATGCTGCTTCATACCAGCCATAGTATTGGAATAAGCATCTGCTGTAAGCCTCTCTTGGGCTGCTAGCTGCTTCTGGTCATTAACCGCTTCTTTGTATAAGTCTTTGGTAGCTTGGACTTTCTGATAGACTTCACTCTGAGTTGCTGCAATCTTAGCATCTAGTTTTGTGCCTTCATTTTTCAAGTTGTTAATTTCTCTTTGCAAAGCAGCTTCTTCGCTTAATACGCTAGAAGAGCCACCTTTACTTGAAACAGTGACTGTCTTACTCTCAAACTCTTTGATTTTAGTGTCCAGAGTATTGAGAGTCTTGTTCAAACTATCAACAGCATCAATACTTTCCTTGACACCATTGATTTGAATTGTATAAACTTTCTTATTTTCTGCCATTTTATTGCATTATTTTATTAAACATAAAAAAAAGACCTAACGAATTAGGTCTTTTTTATTAATTTCAAAGTGGTTAAGTTAAACCCACTTGGGTCATAACCTCCAATCTCGCTTATGTAATACAAGTCGTTGTCATACCTTATCATTACACCATTCTTCAAATCCATATATTCTTGAGGTGTTAGGTAGACATCAACCTTAACATAGTTGCTAGAAAGCATTGGATGTATGTTAAAATATTCAGTTACTAGAGACTTTTCATTGTCCTTGTAGCTCAAGTTGAAATTATTAATGTTATTTTTAGTATAAGTTAAATATACAATCTCATGTGTTCCATTACTTAGCACTGAATCTAGCCATACATAATCGTTTGAAGGTTGTTGACGATACCAAAATCTCTGGGCAAATGAATATCCATCATGCTTCATTGCTTCATCATAGCCATATCCTTCTGCCATATACTCAGATTTTTCAATAACTGGTATCCTTATCGTCTTTGGATTGCCCTCAGTCTTGGAAGCATAGTCCAAAATCTGCTTGAACTCAAAATCCATATACCAAGTGTATGAAAAATTGGTTGAAGTTTCTTGTTTAGATGTTTCATATGAGTCATCATTCAATTGGATTACAGTGTAACCACTGTCTCCATACTTAAACCAATCATCGTCATTAATATGCGTTTGTGGAACTGTCAATTCAAAGCCATATTCCTCAATATCAGTCTTATATTTCACTGAAAGTTCCTTTGGATAACTGATGAATTCACTCTCAAATTCTTTTTCACTGACCCTATCATCTATGTCTATAGCATATGTGATGTCCTTTTTAATACCTTGGTTGGTGTTAATCTCAATGTTGTTGCCTTGCTGAACAATATCTAAGTTAAATGCCTTCTGAACGTTGGAAATCCAATCAGATACCTTGGTTTCAGTGTTAGTGAACTCAAATA